CATTAGAATATCTTTGACAAAGGGAAATAGCTGGTGTCTCAATTCTTGTTCACTTAAATAATGCCCCTGTGTATGGGTGTCAAAGACGCTCTTCTGCAGGGTAATTTTTCTTCCTAAATAGTCTTCAAATCCCATATAAGTACTTTTTTCAAAGGGTTTAAAAAGCTCTTGAACGTTCTTTTCGGTAACGGTATTATCTAATTTAAGAGGGTTTAAATGCTTTTTAAACGTCTCCCAAGAGGGTAGCCCATACTTATCAAAAGTCATCTCATTGAGCTTTTTGGGTAGCCCCTTTGTATCGCTATAAAATTGCTGTTTGGTGAATACTTGTTTTAAATCACCGCGATTGATTTCAAATTGCGAACCTTTGTATTTGCTATCTGCACCTTCCAACATCATTTTGGCTTCTCTGCCCTTGGTTACTTTGCCTTTTTGGTCGCCTAATACCTGCACCATTTCACAACGGCAACCGTATCCGTTGGGCGGGTATAAGTCCATTGCCTCTTTATCGGATAGATTAAATACTTTACCATTGAGTACTTTGTGGGTTTCACGAACTTTGTCGTCGCCTGCGGTTTGGTATTTTACAAAGGAAGTAACAGTATCTTTCTCCGCCATAAATCGGAGGTATTGAGCGGAATTTTGACCTACGGCAATAGATAAGTTATACTCGGCTTCTAGCCATTTTTTATTGAACTTCTCAACCTCTTTTTGGCACAATTCTTTAAAGTCTTTAAAGGAACGTATTTGGTCGTTTTCATCTACCAAGAGATTTTTCATTGAAGCAAGACGACTTTCGGTTTTTCCCGCCGAAAACTCAAAGAGGTTGTACTCCATTAGCTGTAGGCACAGTTGGTCTGGACCCGTATAGGGGCTAATTGTAGGGAAATTATTGCGTAATGCCTCACTAAGTGCAACGCCTTCGGCTACTACCATTTGGGCATATTCGGGTAAAGTATCTTTTTTGTGATATATCTTTTCTATAAGTTCATCAGTAAGCCTCGCTAATACTGTTGGTATAGCATTACCTAATGAGGCTGTATGTTGCCCGCAAGTACAGCTAAAAGGGTAACGCTCGTCCTTGTCTTCTGCTCTTTCTTCCCCCCTTAATGAGGCAGTTACTTTTTCATTAAGGGGTTCGGGCTTTCCCTCGCCTTCAATGGGTATATTAAAGGTTTTGGAAATCCATTCGGTTTCTACTTTGTAGCCACCGCTAAGTAGCCCACTGGTAATATTCCACATTTCAGATAGGTTTATTTCCTGCTCGGCTGTCTTGAACTCAAAAATCACCTCGTCTGATAGCTTGTAACCTTGCAGGCGCAATAGGGGTATGAGCTGGTCATTTACTGCAAACTGAATAAATCGTTTGTCGGCTTGGGCTATTTTAAAGTCTAACGAGCGTTCGTGTACTTCGGTTTGGCTTCGGTTCGTACCTTGGTCGGACAACATTGTTGAACCTACCAGCTGTTTGCTTATCTCATTGGTATTGGATTGCATAAATTGCATATACACGTTGTAGGCATCGGTGCGATTAGCTTCTTGAAAGTTGATACTTGTGCCTTGTGGGAAGGTCGCCACGCCTGCTTCGCCTAAGTCTAATAGCATTTGGTTAACTTTGTCCACTACATCACTATTGGTAGAATTAGAAGTAGCGGTAATGAGAGGCATACCGAACTTTTCGCAGAACTCTGCCCACGATTGTGCTACATTGCGTTTCCATATCAGGTTGGGGACTATGTTATTGATAAGCCCTAAGTCATCAGATTTGCCTAATTGCAGTAACCAAGGTGCAAAAGATTCGTCTTGGTAATCTATATAGTCTTCTTTGGTTACATCAGGTAGAATACGCCCTAACACAGGGATAACGTGTCTGCGGGGTAGAGTATTGAACCGAATTTTTTCGCCTTCAAAGGAGCTAAATTCAACAAGGGTAGCCCCAAATAGAATGCTGTCTAAGGCGACACTTAGAAAGTCGTAAAACCACTGTTGTTGGAATACGAAAGTAGCTTCCTCTTCTATCTCACTCGTTTTGCGGTTTATAAGTTGAAAATCGGTATTAAGAGTACTCATCTTGCGTATTTGTATCTGAGACTGCAAATGCCCATCGGTTAGCAAGTCATCTATAATGTCATAGAGTGCTGTATTCTTAGGAGTTTCCGGATGTAGTGCCATACGTAAGGCGCTACGCCACTTAGCTATATCCTTTCGGGAGGCGTCTTTAAAAGATTGTACAAATTGTATCACATCAGGGTTAGTTCGGGCGCTACCACGAGGTGAATGAGTATTAGTTGTATTTTTTGGCGTTTTTGCAATTGAAAATTGATAACCTAATAATTTCATTGTGATATAATTTTAAGGGTATATTTTTAGCGTTTAAACACTCTTTAAATGGTTAATTATAATTACCTCCTACCATTTATTGGATGAGGCTTCGTATTTAGATTGTATTTTCACTCCAATCAGGTGTTGCCCGTCTTGATTTTTGATAAGGGGCAAGTTAGCTGATATTTCGCCACTACCAACAGCTTTGAGCCAGTCAATAGCGTCTTGGTAGCGTACGGAACGTATTTCGGGCATACGCTTAGGCACTGTGGAAGTATAGAGGTGATACAGGGTGCAGTCTAATGTGAGCATTACTATATGAGCGTTACGTTCTGTACCCTCCTTACTAAATATTTCGGCTACATCATAACGTCCTGATAAGTAATTCTTCACTTGGTCAATAGCCATTTGCTGAGCAATATTGAGCTTAGCCTCGCTGTAATTTTCAAGCAGTATATCCTTTATCTCATTGCGGATAAGAGCTGTGTAATCTTCTGTTGTTAGGAACATATTAGTATCTGTTTTGTTTGTTTTTCAGTATTTCTTTTCTACTTACAGCCTTTGCAGGGCTTGTGTTAAGTATGGCAAGGGCATTGAGCTTAGCAAGGGCACTTTGCAGGGCATCAGGGGCATCATCGTGAGCCCCTGAACCTTTTTGGAATGCCAATAGCTGATTGACAAGTTCGGAAAAGTCAGGCGTTCCCTCAAGAGCTTTATTGAAGAAGATATTGCCCCGTTCAAAATATCCCGCCATACTTTCAATGCGGTCAAATTTATTGCCCTTACTTTCCTTGTCAGCTTGCACAGGTATATAGAATCCATATCCATCGCCTACTTCGTCAAAATCAGTTACAAACTCATCTTGTGCAAAAAGTCCCTCAATATAGTAGGAGATATTGTACTTGAGTAGATTATCCTGTAGGACAGTTTCATACAGCCAGCGGGCAACATTATTGCGGGAGGTCTGGCGCACATACCCTTGCAATACGTGGTACTCTCGCCCCACTTTTCCTACTAATAGCATAGCCTTAAAGTCGCCAGCGTCTTTATATGAAAGGTCTCCGTAAAAGCAAAGGGCATCGTATTGTGAGTAGCGCAGGCGTTCTTTGTACTGAATTTGCTCGTTCTTAAAGATACTACCTTCCACTATATGTACGTGCATATACTCCCGCATAAACGAGCGGTAAGGGGTGGAGTGGTATTTTTCTCTCCAATACTCAGCTGATGTTTTTTCACCCCAATTAGGCTCAAAGGTTTCTAACGATTTTACCGCAGACACGCTTACTATATGGTGCGTTTGGGCAAAACCATACTCCTTAGCTTTTTTATTGATAATAGCAAACTCTTCTTTTAGCTGATTGATAAGAGTATTCTTATGGAAATTGTTATTAGCAACCACAAAACGCCTGTACTTGCCTCCCTCGTTAAAAGTACCTTTTAAGTCTTCCCAAGCCCAGTCGAATAGCTTTTTGGATAGTTCATCATTTTTACAACGCTGGGCAGTATCCACATCATCAATCACTATATAGTCAGGGCGTTGGTTGCCCTCACGCAAACCACGAGGCGACTGTCCCGCACCCATAGCCATAAATTTAGCTCCATCGGTAGTGGTAAAGTCGCCATCTGCCCAATCGCCAAACTTAAATTTTTTGCCGTAGTAGTGAATAAAGCGTTGGTTATGAGTAAGCTGGCTCTGTATATCCGAAATCAGCTTCTTTGCTTTATCTTCTGTTTGTCCTACTAATAGCATAAACTTCAGCCTGCCAGTTACATATAAGAACATTGGAATACCTAAGTCCAAATGTACCGATTTTGCCCCCGAACGATATATTTCAGCAAGCAGGCTTATCACATCGTTTTGAATCAGTAGCTTAGCCATTTTTTTGTGAAACCACGCACAAGGAACTTCGGCATATTGGGGGAATATATATTCAAACCAAGTAGTATAGTCTTTTTCTAAGGCAAGGCGTTTCTTCCTACGTTCAGAGGGAGTTTCATAAAAGTCTAAGCCCGAAGTAGTTTTTTGTTCCACTCCTCTGCAATGCTGGTCATAGTCTTGCAGGAGCTTCTCCATTGCCTTTGTTAATTTTCCTTCTGCCATAGTTTATTGATTTTGTGCCTTGTGTAATAAGTATAGTTTATGCCACTCCAAGAAGGCTACTGCCATTTCAGGATCTTGCTCACTCATCCAGCTATCAAATTCTTTGAAGACGCTATATACTGTCTCTACCGAAGTCTCATCACTCATAGATTGTATAGCCTTAATAGCCGAATTGATAGCACCCATATCTAAGGTAGCCTCTCCACCCTCAACCAAGCGGGTGAGTTCCTTAGCTAAGTTCTTTTTGATATTATGAGGGGCGGAAAGGAATTGCGCTCGCTGTTCGTCCCACGATATAGCATTAGTACCTACTCCTTTGCGCCATTTGCCAATGGTTTGTTCTGTTACTTCAATAGCGTTGGCAATAGCCTTTGCCGTCATACCTTCTTCTACAAACATACGGCGAGCCAACTCCATTAAAGTACTGTTATTAGTGCGCTTTTGTGCCATTTATACTGTTTTTTTATGGGCAAAAGTAGCCTATTTTGGGTTCTTAGATAAAGAGAATTGCAACCGTTGCAACTATATTTTTTTAGCCGAAAAAGGCTACCTACTTTTGCAGTGAAAAAATTAAGGACAAAGCTATAACAATGTAAAAAATGATTATTAGAACACAAAAAAATACACTTACCGCTTATGGTACTATATGGGAGGGTGATGGTAGATACTTCTTAGAAGAGTTTGCCCGATTGGAGCGAGACTATTCGGAAATTACTATTCACCTACATACGCCGGGAGGAAGTGTATTCGATGGAAACTTAATATATAATGCACTAAATAAATCAGCATCTTCTATACATATTGTAATTGATGGAATAGCGGCGAGTATGGGGGCGATTATCATATTATCGGCACAGAAAGTAAGTATTGTAGAAAATGGATATATAATGTTACACGCCCCCGCGTCCTATTCTAATGGCGATGCCGATTCTTTTGAAAAGCAGGCTAAACTACTTCGCTCTATTGAAAAGAACTTTGTAGAAAAACTTTCTGTTCGTACGGGCAAATCTGCCAAAGAGGTTGAAAAATGGTTAGTAGGCGACAACTGGTTTGATGCTAAAGAGGCTAAAAAGTTAGGTTTCGTTACCAATATTATTCCTGCACAAACAGCTACCTTACTACCTATTGAAGATGTCAATGCAATGCGCGAACAGGATGTGTATAATATGTATGCGGGGCTATTTGCAACGCTTAAAACAGTAAATATTTTAGATAAGAATATGAAATCAGTATTAATTCAATCGTTAGTACAAGCCCTTTCGCTTTCTGGTATTACTGAGGAAAGTTCAGAAACGGCTGTGATACAAGCTATTCAGGAGCGCATTACCAATGAAAAAGAAGCTCGTGAAAAAGCTGAAAAGGCTCTTAACACTTTTAAACAAGCACAAATTACTACGGTAGTTGAGGGTGCGGTTAAAAGTGGAAAAATCACAGAAGCCCAAAAGGCTGTCTATGAAAAAATCGCAGAAACTTCGGGAGTAGAAGCCCTTATCACTGTATTAGAAAATACAGCTGTAGCAGGAGACAAAAAAGCTACACAAGCCCCCAATATTTCTTCTTTATTGCAAAGTGGTGGCAGTAACACTGGGGCACGTTCTTCGTGGGATTTTGACCAATGGCAAAAAGAAGATCCTAAGGGACTTGAAAAGCTATCGGTAAATGAACCTGAAAGATTCAAAGAATTATTTAACGCTAAATACAAGAAGTAATGCCAGCATTAGAAGACGGATTATGGCTACAACAATATGTTGAGCCTCAATTATTGGAAGATTTTCGCAACTACAACGATGCATTTATAAGTGTGTTGCAACGCCCTAACCCTAGCGCGGTTGACAAGGACGGGATAAAGTTCAATAAACTCATCGGGAACGTAGAATTTGTAGTGAATGCCACTCAGGATTTTACTCCTAGAAGAACTCAGGGTAAGAAAACATTTGTAGCTTGGGATGCGCTTGACACTACCCCTACGGAATACACCGATGAGGAATTGCGCGCTATGGCTTTTGACAAAGAGTCGGCTATACGTAAAGAACACAGCAATATGTTTAGAATTGGAGTACGTGACTATGCTATTCACAAGCTCGCTCCTAAAAAACACGTGGAGGGTGCAATGCCCGTACTTCGTACTACAGGAGAGGTAGTGAACGGCAGAAAACGACTAACCTACAATGACTTGAGTGAGTTCCTATTTAAACATATCACTTCTTTGAACTTGAACAACAAAGGGGCTTATTACTTAGTACTTTCTAATGAGCACAAGGCCGACCTTATTCACGATAGAGCTAATACAAACCACTATCGCGATTTGGAAATTGACCGCAATACGGGAGAACTAAAACGTTTCTTTGAATTGCAGATTTTTGAAAATACAACAACACCTCTATATGGGCAAAATGGTGAACTAAAATCAATGGGAGCTAATAAGGTAGCGGGCGATCAAGGCTCGTCAATCTTCTTCTACGCTCCTAATACGGTGTACCATATTGAGGGTGTGAATGTTCTTACTAAACCAATGCGACAGGATACAAGAAGCAGACGCCCTACGGCAGAAGTTAGACTACATACTTGGGGCTTATGCGACAAACGCCAAGAGTACGGGTTTGGAGCATTGGTATCGGCTAATGAGTAACCTTAAAAGAAGGAAATGTTATGGCAAATAAAAGTCAGTTAGAAACCGCGAAACAAATCTTTGAAGCTGAACCCGAGCTTCAAAGATTGTATCTAAACCCTAAGGGCGAGTTCTTTACTAAGATAGACTACGCACAGAATAGCGTAGAGGATACTAAGAAGATTGAGACCCTCACCCGAAAGGGCGTTTTGAAAGAAGAAACAAAAGGGGATGTTAAACCTTTAAACACAGAAGGCAATGAGTAATTTAAAAGGAGTTGTTATCAGTAAAGGAACGCTGGGAGCAAACACCTTAAGCACGGGCGACAACATTAGCGGGCTTATCATTTCTGCGCCTAAACCTACGGGGCTGGATTGGGATACTCCTACCACACTTTACAATGTGAAAGATGCCACTAAGTTGGGTATTACTGAAGACAGTAGGCAAGTGAACGTATTACGCCATATTGCAGAGTTCTACCGAATGGCCGGCGAGGGAACTCCCCTACACTTAATGTTGGTTGCCCAAAATACCAAAATGCCAGAGGTATGCGAAACAAAGGCTAAGAAATTATTGGTATATGCTAAAGGCGAAATACGCCAGCTGGCGATAGCTATCAATAGCGATAGTGCGGAGGAATACACTATGCTTAATGGATTACCACAAGAAGTGTATAATGCTATTGCAAAGGCTCAAGGATTAGCAGAATGGGCGTACGGCAACTTTATGCCATGCCAAGTGTTATTGGAGGGCTACGGTTACGGAGGTACAGCCAGCAGTACGGCTAACCTCAGAGAGCTTTCTAACCTTAATGCTACTAAAGTATCAGTAGTAATAGGGCAAGACTATAATCACGCTAAGGGAAAGGAGGGTAAGGCTCAGAAGTATGCCGATGTAGGTACTGTTCTTGGAATATGCTCAAAAGCGCTTGTGCAACAAAACATAGGCAACAACGAGCTATTTAATCTTACCGATGCTACTCAGGGCGTATGGATAGAGCCCGCGCTCAGTTCACATACAACTATTGTAGATGCCTTTGACGACTTGCAAACCCTTGAAGATAAGGGCTACATTTTTGGTATCACCTACGCAGGTATTGCGGGAGTACGCATTAACAATGACCACACTTGTACGCCTATAGTAGTGGATAGAAATCAAAATATGAATGAACACTCTATAGCCTACGGGCGTATTATGGACAAAGCCTCACGAGGTTTGCGCACTGCCTACTTGCCTAAAATCAAAACCGATTGGGAGCTTGACGAGAAAGGTAAAATGCGACCTGCTACGGTGGTAGCCCTGGAAGATATAGGAGATGGCGTACTAGAACGAATGATTGCCAATGGCGAGATTTCGTATGGCAAAACTACCATAGATAAGGATAGCGACCTTGTAGTAGAAAAGGTGCTTAAAATATCTTTTGTTGTAGTGCCCAAAGGAAGTATTGGAGAAATTAAAGGAACGATTAACCTTAAAAAACAGGCATAATGGCAGAAATTAACAGAAACGGGAAAGCCTATGACTCAGCTGATGTTCGGGTACAGATTAATGGTATTCCTATCAATGTAAAGAGTATTAGTTATGGCAATGAGCAGGAACACCAGCTGAACCATACTTTAGGGGCAGAACCTACAAGTTGGTCAATGGGCAAGATTACACCTTCAGCATCTATGACTGTTCCAATGCACGAAATAGCTCCTTTGGAACGTGTTTCGGGTGGGCTATTGAGAATAAAGCCTTTTACTATCACAGTTGAATTTGTGAATGAGTTCAACGAGATAGTAGTGGATAAGATTGTTGCAAAGTTCAAAAATGAAGGGCGTGAAGTTACCGGAGATATGGGGCTTGAAAAACAATACGATTTGTTCGCCCTATCGGTAAAGCTAAGGGTAGCATAACTTATAATAATTAAAAAACTATGATAAAAAAAGTAAGTGAAGAGGTAAAAACAAGCCTCAAAAAAGAATATGGCGACAAGCTAAAATCGCTTATCCTACCAATGGATGACGACGCTACGGAGGAATTAGAAGTATTAGCCGTAGTACCATCACGTAACGTAGTAGGGCAATATTTAAAGTACATACAGCAAGATCCAAAGAAGGCACAGGAAATATTGGTAAAGGCTTGTTTGGTGACAAATAAAGAAGAAGTAATTGCCGATGATGGGCTATTCTATGCCTCAGCGAGTTTGATCGCCGAACTGATACCTATTAGGCAGGGAAAGTTTGGGACTGTTCAGAGACTAATAGGGCTCTAAACTACAAGGAAACAGGCGATTTATACTTTAAAGTTGATGCACTGATAAGTTATTACCTTCATATCCCATTTCCCGAAGATTTGGACGATGAAACGTGGGTTATGAAGTGGGCACAGATTCAATGGCTGGCAGAACAAGGAATATTAGGTGTTAAAAAAGACTTGTAACAAATGGAAAACGGACAATCTATCGTATTAGATTTGGCGACACGCTATGGGAGAGCTTTGGGGATAGTGTTATCTTCTGAGGGTATGAACCAAGTAGTGATTACCAAAGAGGATAACAAGTACCAAGTGGAGACCTTTGGCGAGGCTACCAATTTCGAGGAGGTTACAATGGAGTACGAAAATACTCGCCTTGTATTTAACAGCTTTATAGGAGGCGAACAATCTACTGTGTTTGCTCCGCCTCCTATCCTTTCCTTTTTGCGCTCAAAGAAACTCATTGAAACAGAGACTAATAGTAGTACTATTGTAGAGCGATGGAATACCAATGAATGGGAGATTACCATTCGGGGAATATTAATAGATATAGAGCGCCATAACTACCCAGATAGTCAGGTGAGGAAAATTGTATCTCTTTTTGAACACAATGATATTATTAAAGTAGTAGGGGCACAATTCTATGACAAAAATATTGATAGTATCTACATAGACTCTATTAACATTAGCCCTAGTGAGGGATTCTCAGACACTATTACATACTCGCTAAGCGCTAAAAGTGTAAAAGAAGTAACATTTAATTTGTTGGAGGGTAATGAGTAGTTATTTTAATATCAATATTCGTGTTACAATAGCAGGTAAGATACAATTTGGCTCGGTAAAGCAAATAGAGATTGCCAATAGTATAGAACTGCTTACCACTACAGCAAAGGTAGAGTTACCTCGTGAGTTTAAGAACACCCGCAAGGACGGGCAGAGTTTTAGTATTGAACGCAAGAACTTGTTAGAGCTGATAAAGGTAGGTGATAGCATTCATATTGAAGCTGGTTACAACGGTGACTATTTTACCGAGTTTGAGGGATATATCACTCAAATAGGGGCGGATATACCGCTGTTACTCACTTGTGAAGATGAGATGTACCAACTGAAAAACAAGCCTCTTATTAATAAAACATATGCTTCGGTGACTTTAGAACAGCTACTTAAAGATATTGCTCCAGGCTATGAAAAAGAGGTGTTGGATATGCAACTTGGCAAACTAATGATAGAGCGTTCCTCGCCTTATAAAGTACTGGAGGAGCTAAAAAAACAGTATGGTGTACATTGTTCTTTTAGAGGAAAAAAACTAATTGCGGGACTTAAATTGGACTTTAAATCTGAGGCGATACACCACTTTATCTTTGATAAGAACTTTAGACAAAGTAAAGACTTAAAGTACAAAAATAAGAATGAACGTAAAATATTGCTGAAGGCTGAGAGTTTGCAAAAAGGCACTTCTAAAAAAGTAATCTATCAGTATGGTGAGGAGGGAGGAGGTGAACGCACTTTGCACGCTCCTACTAATCTTACATTGGAAGAGCTAAAAGACTTTACCGAAAAGACTTATAATAGTTCGGTATTCGACGGCTATGAGGGGACTTTAGAGGGTTTCGGCTACCCACGTAC